TGATTATGTAGAAACAGATAATCCTAACAGTAAAATGTTTGGAAAAAGAACATTTGCAAAGTTTAAGATAGATGAGATTACACCAGAAATGGAAAAAAATAGTCCTTATCGTAAAAAAATAGCAAACATATTAAGAGCAAGAAAAGAAGCTATTGGCGCATCTAAGCTAATACCAGGTCCAGAAATTACAGGTAGAAATCATGATTTTATTCCTATAGCTACGTTTGAATCAGCATTAAAAGTATATGCGCCAGGCAAAGAATATATGTATGATTTAGAAAACACAACAGAGGAAGATATAGTAAATAAACAAAATGAAATATATAATGCTAAAGGTGAAGCAGAAGCAGACTTATTAGATAGTTGGCAAGGACTTAGCGGTGAAGGTTTTGGTTTACAAGTAGAGCTTGACAAAGAAAGACATTCATTCCACATGCCATCGCAGTTGTTTGGACATCATCATACTAACCTAGAGCCAGGTGAAGAAGCTATGGTAAAACGTATGCATGAGTTAGCTGCACAGTCAATGATAGGGTTTGAGCAGGAACGAAGTGGTAGTGTAATATATTCAGATGAATCAACACCAAAGCAGCGTGAAAAAGATGTACAATTTTTATCTAAGCTAATAGGCGAAGAGTTTTTTGGCAATCTTAATACATCACTTGCACAATATGCACCAGGATTACATCCACAGCTACACAGTATGATGCAGCAGTTAGCCGCGTCAAGACTTGTTAAGTTTGGTACTAAAGCTATGTTTGGTGGTACTATAGCATATCAAACATCGCCAATTGGTAGAGATTTAAAATCGTATATAAAAATATCTGATCTTATTGACCAGTCTACTAACGAGCAATACATAAATGTTTTAAATAGCAAAATAGAAGAAGGCAAAGACTTTGTTGTATCTGAAGCTATTATACCAGCTACTGCAAAACAAGATGGTGTTAAAGTAGGTGATTTAGTATTAGGTACGCGTATACCTGCACACGGTAAACAATCTTCCGTTGTTTTTGTTGTAAAAGGATTTGCACAAGAAGGAACAGAAGGCGCTAGATCAACTATAGAGATACCTTCAAAGGTGTCTGCTGTAATGGGTGCAGACCTTGATGGAGACGCTATATATATAAATTATAAACATTATGGTAATGTGCCTGGAACAACAAGAACATCGCCATTAGGAACAGAAGCAAGAATACAAACTAATTTATTAAAAGACTATCAAGTATCTGCAAATGAATTACTTGATTTGAATCTTAAACTATTAGGAGATATAGAGATTGATAGTCGTAGATATAAAGAAATAACTACGCCTATTGAAATAAAAGAAATAGCAGAAGGAGCTATATCAGCTGTCGAATCATTCTATGGCAAAAAACTTGTAATGGATAATCAGTTAACACCAACTGGTGATTCACAATACTTTAATGATAATGTACCTGCACAGAATATGATTGGTACTATAGCATCATTACAACGTATATTAAATGTAATGGCAGGTCATAAAGTAGGATTTACATTTGGCTTGAAAATAGACAACTATGATGAGATTAGTTCTTTAGTAGATAGATTTGATGAAAGTAAACCAGAAGGTGATGCATTTACAGTAGCACAGCTATTAAACATAGTTTTAGATAATGCTAAGTATCAATATGCAAACAAGCTAGGACTTACGCCTAACACAGTAAATATATTTACACTATTAGCAAGAACTGGTATTGACATCAAAGATGTTGCAATTATAATGAATCACCCTATTGTTAAGCTATATGATAAGCATAGAGGCGATCAATCTATTATGACTACTAGCAATACCAATCAAGCTTTAGTAAATGCTTATGCAGAATATTATTCTAATGTAGGAAAAAAAGCAGCTAAAAAGAAAATAGATAGCTTCAAAGGATCAGGGAATATTAAACTAAATACACAACAACTTAAAGGTAAAAATAAAAATGCTGAGTTAGCTTTGTTTGATATGTTGTACAAACTTGAAAAAACTACAGATCAAGTTTTTTCAATAGGTAAAGCATTATCAGTACACAAATCTGTGCCACAGTTTGGACACGATGCGCAACAACTAGTAACTATTATTACAGAAGATGTGAAAGGAAGTTTTCTTAATCCTAATACATTGGGTAATTTTAGATCTGATCCAATGGTTAAACATGCATTAAACTTATTGCAAAAACAAATAAATAGACAAAAGTCTACATCATTCATGTATACACCTGAAGCAAGACAGGTGATAGAGTATATACAAGATACTAGAAATATTAAGTTTGATTTTGGTAGATATGAGCACAAGCGTTTATTAGAAGACTACTATTTAATGAAGGTAGCAGAAGCTGTGCCATCACTGAATATAAATAATAAATCACTGCAAGATGTATACAATACATTAGAGGCTCATAGCAAATTACCAGGCGATAATTTTGTAAAAAAATATTTACTATTTAGCAATGTAGAGCAGCAAGATGATTTTTATAAAACTAATATACAAATCAATCCTAATGAAATTAATAAGTTTAGTGTAGAGGAAACTATACAAATAGCTCGTAATGAGTTTACAACGCTTCCTGACAACATTAAAGACGCTTTATTACAGTTTGATTACATTAAAAATGGTTTAGGGTTTAAGGGTAAAACACTTACGTCATTGTTTGCACAAAACTATGTTCGTGAGAAGTTTGGTTTGTTAGATGAGTTATTGCAAAAAGAAATAAACAATACACCATCTATCGATGATTCTGCTGTAGTTGACAAAGCTAATGAACTAATGCTAAATCATCCTAATCTATTTAGAAATGAAGAAAAAACTACCACTACACAAAAAGAAGTACAAAGACTTAAAGGTCAAGAAACATTTGAGCCAAGTGGTACTGCAAAGCTAAAACTAAATAAGAGAGAGTTTTATCAAGATCATTTACAAGAGTTAACTAAGACGCTTACTTATAATGAATATCTTAAGTTTTTAGGTTATAGTCCTGATGCAGTAACAAATGCTGAACCAAAAGTTAAAAGATATTTAGAAGACAGATATAAAAGGTATTTAGATTCTTTAGCTAATGTAGAGGCATTGGAAAATAAATTACAAGACATGGACTCTAGATCAATTAAGGAATTGGTTGAGATAGCTGGTGATTTACAAAATAGAGAAGATGAACTTGCTAGCCCTAAGTTATTACATAAATTACATTTAGCTATTGGTAAAAAGGCTATGCGTATACAATCTCAAAAAATTGCAGACAAAACAGGAGAAACATTTGAAGCTGGACAAGAAGATATATCTGCAATAAGAAAATGGTTTGGAGCAAATAACATGACATCTAACAGACCAGAGATACAGTTTATGCTTAATGAAATAGAAAAAGAATACAGAAAGTATGTACGTGAAGTACAATCGTTAGTGCAAGAAATAGACACAGTACATAGAGCTTTGAGAAGAAGCAAAGGTTTTAGTTTAAAAGGCCTGTATAATCCTAGAGCTAGGCATCAAGAGTTGTTTGGAAAAATGTTTACTGAGGATATAAAAAATGGCAGAAATAACGGCATAAGTTTAGTAGATAGGGCTACGTTTAATTCTAGCAATCCATCACAAGAAGAAAGAGATTTCTATAACAAGTATATGGAAATAACAGCTAAATTTAGAAATGTGATTGGTAAAGATGGTATGGGTAAGTTTTATATACCGCACGTACAAATGGGTAATCTTGAAGCGTTGTCTGCTAGAGGTTTGTTAGGGTTGTATGCTAATTCTCTAGGATCTACAAATAATATAGATGGTATAAAAGTTTATGGAACAAATCCTGAAGGTAAAAAAGTATTACAGTCTTTTGGTTATTGGAAAGATTTATATTTGACAGAAGGTGGCAGTTTAATAGTTAAAGGAAGAAATATAAAAGAATTAAGTAAATTAAAAAAGAAAGCTGAAGCTCAAGCAAAACTTGGTGTTCATGAAGATGGTGACGCAATAGTTGCAACAGATCTTGAAATGGATACATTAATGGAGGGTGGATTATTTAGTAGATTTAATGCTAGTAGAACTGTAAGAGCACAAGAGCTTACAAGTTACAATCTTACAGAAAATTTAAAACAATATGTTAGGTCTGTATCATTTGTACATGGATATGGAGAGTTTAAAGGCATGAATGATATTGCTACATTAGTTGATGCTGTCATTGCAGTAAACAATGAAATGGGAAATAAAAATTCTGCTGAATATCTTACTAAAGTATGGCGTCAAGGTTTTTTAAGAAAACAAAGACAAGAGAGTATGTTCGGTAAAAACTTTGATAAAGCTACACAGTTTTTAGTCAGATGGACTGCATTAGTGCATTTAGGTTTTAGCGCTGCAGTTGGTGTTGGTAACATTCTTGCTGGTAAATATCAAGAAGTTAGAGCTAAGGGTGGTAAGAAATTTATATTAGGCGAAAAAAGATTTTGGACATCATATACTAAGGATGGCTGGAAAGGCATGGATATAATTAAAAAATACAGGATCGTAGAATTATCTTTCAGTGATGTTGTGGGTGCAAAAGATTCTTTTAGTCAAATAGAATCATGGGCATTCTTACCAATGGAGCTATCTGAAAAATGGATACAAGGCGCAGCTTTTTTAGGAGAGCTTACACAGGAAGAATATGACAGTGGTGAGGTATCAGAACAAAGAGTTATGGAAATTAACTCACGTATAGCTACAATGCACGGAGAGGGCTATACACAACTAGATCAAAGACTATTAAGTATGTATTCTTTGGGTGTAGCTGCTCAGCAATTTAAACGTTGGTTTATAACATTAGCATACAATAGATTAAAACAAGAAGATATAAACAGGTTTGGTGAAAAAGAAATTGGATCATATAGAGCTGGATATGATTTTGTTAAGAAAATGTTTGATGGCGAAGTAGACATGATGAAGCTTAAACAAGAGTTTGAAGCTTTACCTGAGTTTAGACAAGATGCTATACATGCATTACTAAGGGGTTTTGGATTAACAGCTATGTTATTATTATTAGGTAGCTTATCTGATGATGATGATATATATTCTGATAGTTTAAGAAAACTAAGCAATGATGCATTAATATTTACAGATACAAAACGTTTTGTAAATTATACAATACCACCAGCATCAATATCAACAGGTAGAAATGCTTTGCAATTTAGTAAAGAATTAATTACTTTAGAAAGATATCAAAGAGACAGTAAATTTGGTGCTCGTTCAGATTTAAAAGCAAAAGGAACAGCAAGAAAAATATTACCGTTTAAAGCAATAACAGAACCACTATTAGAAAGATGAGTTTAGGATTAGGTATATTATTAACAACAGCAAAAAAAATAGGAGACATAGTATCTTCTTTACTATCTACATTAAAAGATAGAGTAACATATTTTGAAAATAGTGATGCATCTAAATCTACTATTAAGGCAATAAAAAGTGCTGATGTATTAGACAAAGCTACCATACTACTTACTCCTACTGCAACAAGTGATGCAAAAGTACATTCTGTAAAAACCTTTACAGGTGATGAGTTAATGCCATCAGCTGCTACAATAGTAAATGTTGCTGGTGGTAGTATAACACAAATTTCTAACAACTCTTATAGTTCTACAGCTAATGGATTTACAGGAAGTAGTTTAAGACCAAAATTTGATTTTAATACTACAAGTGGTGGAAAATATAAATTAATCATTACTCCAACAGGAACAATAACAGGCACATTAAACTTTGATTTTTATGATGGCTCAAGTTATTTATTTCAAAACTATGATTTTACTACTACTAAAGAAATTGAATTTACAGATAATGGTACAGTTTTTGGTGGTTTTGATGGTACAAAAACTTATAGTATATCTAGTTTTACAATATCATTAATAGACCTATCATCAGACTTTGTTTTTGATAGAGCAAGTAGTGCTACAAGAATAAACTCTAGTGGTTTAATACAAGATATGCAGAGTATTACTGATCCTGAATTAGTACTTAATGGTGATTATGAAGAGTTAGGTGATAATGGGATTAATTATCCATCTGGTGTATCAACTACCTCTAATTTTATATTAGACTCTACAACTAATTTATACACATACGATAAAAGCTCAGGTAGTACAGGTCAAATAAATTTTACAAATGCAATAGCAGCAGAAGTAGGTCAAACCTATAAAATAGTTATAGACATCACAATATCAAGCGGTAATGCTCTTGTAGCTTTAAAAAGTTCAAATAGTCAAACAACTCTTTTTAATTTTACCGATTTATCAAATGGTGTTAACACATTATTTTCTACTGTAGCAGGAGTGAACGGTAACGTAGGTAGGTTTTTTGTATCAAATGGTTCTACAGACAATAATTTTACACTTAATAGTATATCAGTACAACAAGTAGATCCTAATGATAGATGGAGTTTTAGTAATGTAGGTGGAAGTAATGGTTGGAGAATAGCTGATGGTAGAGCGATATGCGATACAAACGCTGCTACTGCTAATAGAAACCTTACATCAAGTCTTAGTTTAGATGGTAGTAAAGATTACAAATTAACTTTAGATATTTTACAATCTGCTGACAATATTACCGTATTGGTAGGAAGTACATCGTTATCAACAAAACTACCAACAGGTGAAAACTTAGGATATGAGTATTATATATCATCGGCAGATCATAGTGGTGGCGCACTTATCTTTTACGCAGGAAGCAGTGATTTACAAGAAATAGACAATGTATCAGTAAAAGACATTACATTTGGTACAGATGTAGATTTAGCTAGAATAAACTATGATAGTAATGGTTCTAATGGTCATATATTGTTAGAGCCTACTTCTACTAATCTACAAGACTATAGTGAAAATTTTAATAAATGGACCCATGCAAATGGTGATTTTACATTAACTAACGAGCTAGCTCCTGATGGAAAAACTAAAGTGTACAAATCTACGGTTACTAACAATGGCACTTCAGCGCACTTTTATACAGGGCCTCCTGTTTTAGTTGTGGGTGAAAAATATACAGCAAGTTATTTCTTTAAGTATGTAGACCATCCTTGGGTAAGAATAACTCATATTAGTAGTAGTAGTACGGGAGTATGGTTTAACATACAAAACGGAACTATTGGCTCGGAGTCAGGAACTTCAGTTGGTAAAATAGAAGATTATGGTAACAGCTGGTATAGATGTAGTAATACTTTTACAGCCACACAAACCACTTCTGCAACCAATGTATTTGGAGCTGTTTCAGAAGATGACGGCGCGACTAATGGCGTGGCAGGTAAAAGCGTTTTAGTTTGGGGAGCGCAAGTAGAAAATTTAGAATACTCAACATCGTACATACCTGTTCACTCAACAAGTAATGTTACAAGAGCAACAGAAACACTAACAGGTAGTGGTAATAGTACATTGATAAATAGTACAGAGGGTGTTCTTTATGGAGAAATTGCTGTATTAGAAGGACAAACAAATATAAATAGATATATAACTATTAATGATAGTACAGATGATAACTTTGTAAGTGTGCATTTTAGAAATAATACAAATAATCAAATAAGAGCAATAGTAAGAGTTGGTAATTCTAATCAATGTGATATTACATATAATCCATCAGGCTCAACAAGTTTTGCAAAATTTGCTTTAAAATGGAAAGCTAATGATTTTGCTTTATGGGTTAATGGAGTTGAAATAGGTTCAGATACTAGTGGCTCTACTTTTAATGCTGATACTTTAAACAACATAAGTTTTGATAGTGGACAAGGTGCTGATGATTTCTACGGAAAATGCAAAGCACTAGCAGTATTTAATGAGGCTTTAAGTGATGCACAACTTACAAATTTAACAAGCTAATGAATAAGATAGGTAAATACGAATTTAACAGTTTAGTACAAGCAGATGATATGATAAATGCTTTAGAAGAATCTTCAGCTCATAAACATTGTATTATTAAACTAGGTTTTATTGTTTTAGAACAAGCAGAATACAACGAAGATGGTGAAGAAACTAAAGCGCCTGTATTATCTGACAAATATCATGTAGATGTTTTATGGAAAGGTTTAGATCCTGTTGATGCAGAAGCAGAGGTTTTGTCTTATGTAGAACCTAATGGTTGGATAGATAACAGAATAGATTTAGATAACAATGGAGTACATTCATTTATGGGGTTGGATTACAATATATACAAATTTAAAGTCTAAAATTTAACAATTTAATTTTATATATTTGCATTATGGCAAACGTAGATCAATTATTTAGAAGTCAGTTTGGACAACAAGGTTCAATATTTACTGATGCAGATGGAGAAATCAAACCTCCTAATAATAAAGTTTTTGTAGCTATACAATTTGTAGCTGATACAACATTAGATTCTAGTACAGGTTTAGTGTCAGATACTGGCAACGATGGTTTAGGTTTTCCTGGAACTAATGCGTCTATACATGATGGATCAACACAGTCTGCAGTAGCAGGTACTGGTGGTGATGCAATAGATGTAAGTAATTCTTTTCCTGCAGGATTGACTATATTTGGTAGATGGACATCTATTAATATGGGAGCAGGAGCATTAATCGCATACATAGGTAATTAATTATGGCAAACAATACAGATTTATACAACGCTACATTAGGACAATATGGTTCATCATTTATAACAGGTGACGGCAGTATAGTAGATTTAAATGGAGATAGTGCTACAATGTTCGTTATAGCAATAACAATGTTAGCTGATACTACATTTCAAAACTTACAAAACTATAAAGGACAAATAGGATCTATTAGTACATTAACAGCAGAAAATGATCATGATGTTAGATTCGGTGCAGCAGGTAATGCTACTGATATAACTACATCACATACATTTCCTAAAGGTGTAACTATATTTGGAAAATGGGATTTTGTTGAATTAAATAGTGGAACATGTGTATGTTACTTTGCTCCACAGCCATTCAATATCTAAATGAAAAAGCATAGTGTAATATTATTTATATTATTGCTATGCAACATATCTTCTTACGCACAACTTAAGGGTTTATTTAAATTTTCTACGTTTTATATAGCAGTAAATGGTGGTACATCATTGTCTGATCAAACTATATACAATGTTCAAGACCAACTTACCACAGGTATAGAAGAAACTCCATATGACTATTCGTTAACTGCTGGTATAAGAAAAATTAAAAGATTCCAATACGAAGGTAACAGTCCGTTTAAAGACGGTACAGAGACTACCTATAGTGATGCTGCTACAATAGGCTTAGCTCCATTTGAATTTTTATTTGAAGTAGACTATAGAAGACAAGAGGGAATAAAGTATATAGATCAAAATCATTTTTTACGTTATGTTAAACCATTATGGATGACAAAAGTAGAATACATGAAAGATGGTTTTGCAGATGTTGAATACTATGAAGCTACACAAAGATTTAGAATTAGAGGCAATAAAAAATTATCATTTAATATAGGTGGTGTTACAAGACTTGCAGAACCATATGGATATGATCCATTAGAAGAATGGATATTGTCAAATGGTAATTTACATTATACATATTTAGCAATACAAGAAGGATATAGCGTAGATGTATATGATAACCAATATATAGATCCAGAAGGCAGTATAATTGCTACTAGCTCAGATGTATGGGATGAGGTTATTATACCACAAGTATTATCTAACTACGTAGAAAAGAAAAGAAATGAATTGCCAAATCAATGGGTACATTCTGTTGTGCTTGGTTTTGATTATTATACTTACAAAAAAAATATTTGGTTGCACACATGGGGTAATTTTATACCGTATCACTATAACAATGGGGGTGAATATTCTTATCATAATTTTAATGACGGGGAGCAATGGTACGATTATTCTGGAGGATTAATATTTGGTTTGAAAATTAACAAACATTTAGGTACTTTTGTAGAAGGAAAGTATCACAAGTATTGGAATAGAGAGTGGTATGATTTTAAATTGGGAATTAATTATATAATATTTTAATATGAAAAAATATATTTGTGAAATAATTTATAAAATAACTTTTGGTAAAGTTTGTTTTGGACATTGCGGAAAGAAATGTAAAAATAATGAAAGAGCTTAACGAAGAAACAAGTTTTAAGATAAGTATAAAAACACTAGCTGGAATAGCTGCTCTTATTTTCACTCTTGTTGGAATGTGGTTTACACTGCAAGCTGATATTAGCGAGGCAAAAGAATTGCCAGCTCCTGAAGTTTCTAAAATGGAGTTCAACATGAAAGATGAAAATATTAGAAATACTATAATTGAAACAAGAGATGATGTACGTAAGTTAGAAGAACGTATGATTCGTATAGAAGATAAAATTGACAGAATGCAATAAATGAATGAAACAGTTGATATTATATTTGGTTTTTTTGTTGTTTGCAGTTTGTACTACGTGTACAGCTCAGATAACAGCGATACACTTTAATGCGGATTGGAATAAACAAAATGGTGTAGAGTGGTTTAACAAGTTAGGAGATTGCGATAAGCAGTCTTTTTTTATTGAAAACAATGACAATCAAAAAAAATATAATATAGCTATTGTTCCAACTATTGTAATATTTGATGATGGTGAAGAAATAAAAAGATATCAAGCAGATTTAAGTTTTACAATGCAAGCTACAAGAAAAGAAATACAAGACTATATAGATGAATTAATAATTAATAAATTTTAAATGCAATTAGCTTTATCAAATTCAATAACAACATCCGATTATTGTGAAACTGCATACGCAACTCAGTACGCAAGTTTTAATGGTACTAGCAGTAGAGCTATAACAAATTCATTAGGTAGACTCCCAACGCTTATATCAGGCACTGGCACTACTGGTGATAATGTTTCTATTGTTATGTGGGTAAAAGCAACTTGGGAGATACCAGATAGTCCAGCTGATTCTAGTACAAATGTTATACCAATATTTTACTTAGGCAGCGATACAGATGTACATGAAGCTATTAGGTGTTTTTATTCGATAGAAGATAGTTCTGCTAATAATAAAAATGACCTTTTTATAGAGGTAAGAACTTCAGATCCTAGTAATTTAAAACAAGTAGAATTTGGAAGATTACACTTTAGTACTAATCCTAATATAACAGGCAGTACTTCAGCTGATCATGCTAATATGTGGCGCAGTGGTAATACTAATATAAACACAAATGCTGATGGGTTTGTACAACTTGCATTTGTAAGAGGTACTGGTGATTGGTCAATATATTGGAATGGTCAAGCATTAACAACAGGAGATCTTGATGCGGGAACATTAGCCAGTACCGTGGGCAATTATGATAGTTTTAGTTTAGGATATTGGCAGTATGCTGATGTTTATGGAAAATTAGGTATAAGAGATTTTGCTATATGGAATACTGAATTAAGTGCTGGAAAAGTTGAACTTTTATATAATAATGGTATAATGGCAGATTACACAACTTTAATTAACGATAATCCTACTGTTTATTATCCTTTAGAAGAAGATGGTAACGATGTTTCTTCAAACGCATTAGGAGTAAACTTTAATTTGTCTAATGTAACTTTTGATAATTTATAGTGAAAAAGATAGTTTACATATATATATTTTTATTTTTTGCAATGTTTATTTCATGTATTGCAAACGCTCAGTGTCCTAACGGAACATATTTAGATATTGTAATAAACCCAGATCAATATCCAGAAGAAACATCTTGGGTTGTATTAGATGAAAATTTAGACACTATAGTTGCTGGCGGTCCTTATGATAATATAGTTGACTATTCACCTCAGGTTACGCAGCTATGTGTCCCTAATGGTAATTACGAATTTGTAATAAACGATGGATATGGAGACGGTATACAAGGTAGTTTATGGGGCGGACAAGATGGCTCGTATTATTTGATAAGATGTAATGACACAATAGTTGAAATGGATTCAGCTAATTTTGGTTTTGTTGCTTATCACGGATTTACAATAGATGACTGTGCTCCCCCTCCGCCTATATTTGGTTGTATGGATAATAATTTCTTAGAGTTTTTACCAATAGCAACAGTCGACACAGGTATGTGTTATACTCCAAAGGTTTACGGGTGTACTGACTCATTAGCATTTAACTATATAGATTCAGCTAATACTGATATATTAATAGATAGTTGTACACACACACTTGAGCTTACAGATTTAGCAGGTAATGGTTGGGCTGGATCATATCTACAAGTATTTCAGGGTAATAACTTTTTAGGTATATTTACTCTTGATGATGGCTTTGATACTACGTTTACATTTGAATTAAGTATTGCAGAACCAATACAAGTAAAGTTTAACATAACACAACAATCACAGTTTACATCAGTACAATGCGGGTATAGTGTATACTCTGAAGAGCACATAGCTATTAATGCTCCAGGAGGATTTGCTAGTCCTTTAGTTCCTTTTGTAATAGTTAGCGGAATGCCTTATTGTGGTAATGAGTGTATAGAAAGAACATATGGTTGTATTGATAGTTTAGCAGTAAATTATAATGATACAGCAAATACAGATGACGGAACTTGTTATTATAATCCAGGATGTACTAATCCACTTTATTTGGAATATAACTCGTTTTACGACTACGATAATGGTAGTTGTTCTACGTTGGTTGTATACGGATGTATGGATTCATCTGCACTTAATTACGATTCATTGGCAAACGTTGAGTTACCTAATTCTTGTATTGCTGTCGTAGAAGGCTGTACTGATAGTACATCGTATAATTATAATGTTAACGCAAATGTAGACAATGGTAGTTGTATACCATTTGTTTATGGCTGTACAGATGCTACTGCGTTAAACTACGATTCATTAGCGAATACAGATGATGGCTCATGCATATCTATTGTCTGGGGCTGTACTGATGGTACAGCCTTTAACTATAATGCACTAGCAAATAGTGATGACGGATCATGTATACCTGTAGTATTTGGTTGTACAGATCCAACTATGTTTAATTACTGCGATACTTGTAACACAGACAACGGCAGTTGTATATTTTATTTATATGGATGCACAGACACTACAGCAATTAATTATGACATGGCTGCAAATACTGATAATGGTAGCTGTATTTACCCTTTGTATGGTTGCACTGATCCAACCGCTGTTAATTACAATACAGCAGCTAACGTGGAAGACAGTACGTGTTATTTTTCTGCTGGCTGTAACGTTGGTGATATATATTATATTCCTAATGAGTGTTTTGAATGGGTGATTGATGTTGATCAGTTTTGTTGTGATGTAGAATGGGACAATACTTGTAATTATTTATATGAATATTGTTTAGATGGCTGGTCTGGCCCTACCGATGTACAAAATATAAGAAATACTGTATTATCAGTATATCCAAATCCTAGCAAAGGAAAAATATATTTTACAAATAATGTAGATGTAGATATATACAGTATGGTTGGTAAAAAAATATCTGAACATAAAACTGTAAATTTTGTATCTTTACAAGTTGACGCAGGTATTTACAATGCAATAATAAAATACAACAATATGCGTTTTATAATAAAAATAGTAATCAATGATTAATAATCTTTTAGGAGGCATACTAGGTAAAGTAGTTGACAATGCAGAAGGCATTTTAGATAAAGTTATCACAACTGACAAAGAAAGAGACGAGGCAAAGCTACAGCTACGCAAAGTATTGCTTGATGCAGAAAAAGAAGCTTTTGCTAAAGAAGTAGAAGATCGTAATTCTGCAAGAGACATGTATAAAGATGATGCTATTATACAAAAAATATTAGCAACATTATTTACTGTAGCTTATTTTGGTATAAGTTTTGTGATGTTTCAACATTTTGTTGGTGGAGGAATTGATATGGGCGAGTTTGAAATTAGCTTTATTTCAACTATCTTTGGAGCAATGTCTGCAAAAGTCAATACAATAATTGATTTTTTCTTTGGTGGGAGTAGCAAAAATAATAACGCTGAAGATAAATAGTAATGGCAAAAACACCTGCATGGCAACGTAAAGAAGGCAAATCCAAATCTGGTGGTCTTAATAAAAAAGGGGTAGCTTCGTATAGACGAGCTAATCCTGGATCTAAATTAAAAACTGCTGTTACAACCAAGCCTTCTAAATTAAAAAAAGGATCTAAAGCTTCTAAGCGTAGAAAGTCTTTTTGCGCTAGAATGAAAGGAATGAAGTCTAAACTAACATCTGCTAAAACTAGAAGAGATCCTAATTCAAGAATTAATAAATCATTACGTAAATGGAATTGCGATCATGGTTGTCGTTTTCCTTTATCACAACACAATTAATATGGCAAAGAAATTTAAAAAACATATGATGTATAGTAAAAGCGGTAAAGGTTTTATGGCTAATACTATGCAAGATCATTTAGATATGAAAAAAAAAGGATACACTCACAGTAAGCCTAAGAAAGCTCGTGAGGGTATGAAATATCAATCAGGAGGTTTTCTTCCACAATTAGACTAATATGCCTAAAGACGCTTGTTATCATAAAGTAGTATCTCGTTACGGACCTAAGACATCTGCCTACAGAAGTGGTGCAATGGCTAAGTGTCGTAAAGTTGGAGCAGCCAACTGGGGAAATAAATCAAAAAAGAAAGGTGCTGCTGGAATGAAAATAGAATATAGTACTGGTGGCAGATACGCACAACACGATTAACATGGCAGTACGTAAAACAAAAAAAGGTTTAGCTCTAAAACGATGGTTTAAAGAAGATTGGCGTACACCTCGCGGTAATAAAGACTATACTAAAGGTGAAAATACTTTTAGACCTACTAAACGTATAACTAAAGATACACCAAGTACTTGGTCAGAACTATCGCCATCAGAAAAAGCTAGAGCTAAAAAAGAAAAAAATACTAAAGGCAGGGTAAGTAAGTATAAAAAGAAAAAAGCTGAAAATGGTATGAGATACCGTGGTAACATGGCTGATAAAAACATGTGTTGTTGTGGCGCAAGAATATCAAGACTAAATGAACAACACAATTAAGGATATGGAAGAATTAGATTTAGCAATGAACAATGGCTATCATATTCTTATGGGTGACGTTACTATTGATGATTTAATAACCAAAAAAAATCAAGGTGAAGTTTTTTTATCTTTTAATCCTGAAGATTTACAAACAGATGTTGGGTGGGATGCAACAATAAATAATATGATTAATTATTTTATTGAAACAGAAGAGTACGAAAAATGTGCTCAATTAAAGAGTATATTATAATGGCTATATTAACAAACATAGATGGTGTTCCTTTATTTAGCACAGTAGAAGAGGCATTAGCATATGCTGCTCAAAATGGTTTGTCAGGATATCATACACATATGTATCAAGGACAAATAGGATATATGGGTGGCACAACACATGGTGCAGCTGCTACTTCATCTTCAGGCTTTCAACAACAACAAGATGAATTATCGATGGCACAAGAGCTAAATGTTTCTAATCCGACAAATACATCTAGTGGTAGTGGAGGATATTAATTAATTAATTATATTTGTAAAAAAATAGACAATGGCACAAAATTATACATTTACTGGTAGTTTAACTATGACAGCAAATTCTGCTACTGGCTATTCTGCTAGTATGAGTGGAGCTACAACAATTAATATAACTGGTGTTGATCAAATTGCATCAGGAAGAATTGATTGTGCTACAGGATCAGACGCTACAATAATGGCGGCTCCTGGACACGGTAGAATTTTGTATGTAAAAAACATGGATGACACAAGCTCTTTGGAGATATATGAAGGTGCATCTAGTGATAACGATCTAATAGGGGTTTTAAAACCAGGTGAATTTTTATTTACTATTATTAGAGGAACAGGAGCTACAACTGCTAGAGGAACTAGCAATACAGTAACAGCAGAATATTTTGCAGTAGAAATTGATTCTGCAGCATAAAATAAAATAAATTTATATGGCAACTCAAGCAACAAGCGTAACAGTCGTAGGCACTTTTACATTAACTGATAGTAATGGGCAAACTGTATTTTCTTTTGCACCAACTTTTACAACCTTATCTAATACTAGCGACGCAGCAGTAATTAGTTCTGGTGAAATTCTAACAGATGGTACAAGTGATACTACAATTAATTTAGCTAGACATCATAAGGATGCATTATTTGCATTTGTAAAAAATGTAGATACTGACTATCCTGTGGCTGTCAAACCTGATGGAGATGTAGTTGCAAATCTAAAGCCTGGTGAATTTATGTTTTCACCACTACACATTGACGGAGCAGGTGATGCTTCAAATAATTTAGATTTAGCTGCAACTACAGCTGCTCAAAAAGTGCAGTTTTTATTATGTGATGGTCCTGATACAGGCATCAATACTGACGACTAATGCGTTTACAGGTATTAAGGTTTAGCTCACAAGCAGATTGTACACACGGTCTGCTTTTTGAGCTTAATGATATAGGAAAACATTTTTTATGTTATACTTTAGAAGACGAACAAAGAGCTTTAAAAGTAAAGGGTGAAACTCGTATACCTGCAGGAACGTATCAAATAGAATTAAGAAAAGAAGGTGGATTTCATAATAGATATACTAAAAAATATCCTGGTGTACATCGTGGTATGCTGCATGTTATTGATGTCCCTGGGTTTGAATATATTCTTATACACACTGGAAATACTGACGAGCATACTGCTGGTTGTCTTATCGTTGGAGATAGTCAAGAAAACAATATTATTCTCCGTGATGGGTTTGTTGGTAAAAGTGTCAATGCGTATAAAAGGATTTATCCATCTATTGCTAAAGCTATAGAACAAGGAGAGGAAGTAACAATTGAATATATAGATTTCGATGGCAGAATATGAGAAAGGTAGAAAACTCTATGATAATCAAAGAGCAAAAAAGAAAAGTGTAAGAGATCTTTCAACAGGTAAAAAATTTCAAAATATACCTACCTATCAGCCTTCTTCTGTTAAACCAAGAACATTATCAAGACCACAATTAGCTACACAAAAAGTTTCACAAACACAAGGGCAAAGACTAACAGAAAATGCGGGTGATGGCCTTGGATTGTTTAGTGATGTAGCATACGCAACAAGGACGGGCACTGATAAGTATACTAAAATTTATGATTCTACAGAACACAATATACTCAGAGATATTTTGTTTGTCAACAATAGCACTTCAGTTAATTTAACTTTTTCTGTAGTTTTAAGTCGACTAGATATTGATTCTATAAAAGGACAAGTTTCTCCTAACAAGGCCATTGAAGATTCAAAAGATACTGTATATTTGGCAACAAATATGCTATTAGCCCAGGCAGGAACAGCACCATCAAATCCTAAACAATTATCTTTATCAGAGATTGTTGGAACTACACAAAAATTTATATCGGGTACAAAACCATTTTATATATATGTGTACAAAACTGCTGTATCTGACGGCATTTTAGATGTAACTGTATTAAGATAATGAAAGTAAAAGTACCAATTTGGATGTCTGACTGGACATTTGAAAATAAAAAAGGTTATCAATATACAATCAAAGATGTGATTGTTAAAGGTAATACTAGAGAGGATATAATTAACAATGAAATGTTGATAACTCGTGCTTTAAGTAAGTTGAAAAAAGGTACAAAAAAGTATAACTTGAGAGCCATAAACGTCAAACTCAAATCACAACATGGATATGGGCCAAGATATGAGGATGAAAATATATTTGGACGATGGCAAAACAAAATAGACAAAAAGCAGAAAAAATAAAACAATATCTTACAAGTAATCCAGAAAAACTTAATAAGGATTATCATCAAACAGCTCAAATGTTTGATACTGCTTCTGAAACAGTTAGAAGTATAGCTAGAAATCTTAGATCAAAAATAACAAGTCAAACAGATAAAGAAAAGACATCATTTGAAGAGAGCAAAACTGGTGCTATAGCAACATGTGAAGATAGTAAACGTGTAAAATCATTAGATGATCTTTTGAAAGCGTGCAATGTTGATTTAAATGTTTGGGAGGTAGATAAATATGATATAGGAACTTACGAAGTTACAGGCTTTGATAAAGCCAAAAGACCTATTACTATACCAATGTATAGAACAAAGGCTTGGCTAAAACGTATAGATCCTACAATGAATATACAAAAGATAAGAGAGGAATTGGTCGCAGACTTAGTTCCTCTTTTTGGTTCTGTACCTCATATAGCAATAAGACCTTCTAGTTTTTTAGAAGATGATTCACATCTATTAGAAATTAACGCTTGCGATTTACATATAGGAAAGATAGGAATAAAGGAAGATGTATATAGTATTGACATAGCAAGAGATAGAATGTTAAATGCTTTGGAACATCTTATAAAAAGATCTAGTGGATTTTATATAGAAGAAATATTATTTGTGGTAGGAAATGATTTTTTAAACTCAGATGGTGATTGGCCTGTACCTAGCACTACCAAAGGCACACCGCAGTTTAATACTAATAAACATATAGAAATGTACCGTGCAGGTAGAAAGCTTCTTATAGAGTGTATAAATATGCTTATGGATATAAGTCATGTACATGTTATGGTAATACCTGGTAATCACGACAGAGAGTCTATGATGCATATTGGAGATGCATTAGAAATTTACTATGAAAAAAATGAAAATGTGATTGTAGATAATTCTATGTCTATGATGAAAGCATATCACTATGGAAAATGTTTAATAGTAAACGATCATGGTGATGGAGCAAAACTAAATGATTTGCCTGGAATTGTATCGCAAAGATATAGAGATGTATGGAGTGATGTAAGACATGTTGAGGTCCACAGAGGACACTATCACACCAATAAAGCTTACAAGATGCAAGCTGTTGAAGAGTTAAATGGCTTAACTGTAAGAAACCTATCCAGTATGTCGGCCACTGATGAGTGGCACGACATGAAAGGATATGTAGGTAATGTTAAAAAAGCTTCTGCTTTTGTTTGGAATAAGTACAATGGTGTTCAGGCAAAACTAAACTACAATGTACCTATCTAGTTTTATTGATAGATAATAAAGCTGCATCCACTTTTTTAATTTGTCTTTGCAGCCATCTTTTGTATTTTATTAATTTACCTTTATAAGTCATACTAATTTATCTTTTATAAATTTAGTTAGTTCATTCATTTTGCGTTTATAAAATAAATCAAAATCAATGTATACAGTTGTTCCCTCTGCATTTATTTCTTTAGGTTGTGTTTGTTCCCAAAGTATGTATAATACACTACGCAATCTTTGTGATGGTGTTTTAGTATCAAACTCCCTATCAACAGTTGCTTCTTCTACAGCATCAATTTGTTGTTGTGATATTGGCTTTGTAGATATTACTACATAACCTGGTTGTTTCAGCATACTATACATATTACCTACGATTTCTGCTGTGAGTTCTGGTGTGCCAAGACTGACACGTAGAGAGTTATCGGCTAATGTACGTATATTGTCAATGCCGCCCTCAAAAACGATTGTGTTTTTGCTCATTACTTATAGCTTTTGTGTTCTATTTTCGACTCATGTTCAGGATTAGATTTCAGCTCTATATAGTCTGTATATCTATCTTTAACTTCATCTAATAAAGTTGATAGATCCTGTAGATTATAATCAAATTTGCTGTAATTGATCCAATGTGACAAAGTCGCCAATAGATCAGCAGCTTTTTTCTTGTGATCTTTAGCTCTCATTGTGTTCTTTTATATTTGGACTTAAGCATTCCGTGCATAATGTCTCTGTGTTTGGTGATTCAAAGTCTTCACCGCAATCATTACAAATATACGAAAATTTAAAATCTCGTTCTATTAATGTGTTCATACTCATCATTTTGTTAAATTGATCTCTTGGATCTCTAGGTATATGATCAAACCATAATTTACCTAGTAGCTCGTAAGCTTCTTCCTTTGTTTCAGGTAGATTATTCAGGATATCTGTCTTTGTTTGCTCGTCATAAGGACAGAGATGTAACATAGATTCTATCTTGTCTATTTGCCAGTATTCTATTTCTTCCATAAGTGTAGTGCCAAAATCCCAGTAAAGACTGGGACCTTGACAACTAACAAAAAACTATGAAAACACTAGGGCAGAAAGCCCTATGAGGAAATACAAAGATAGTTATTTACTATTTGTTATTCCTTTTTCAGACCATGCAATTTTCAACAGAACTAAATATCCTATTAAATCATCTACAGTATCTAAAGTGTTTTCGTTAATACCTTTATTAGCTATACGCATAAGTTTATCATCTATACGCGCACTAATACTTTCAACAGCGTTCCCTTTTGAAAAAATCTTCGCTGGTTGTGTAGCAGAATTACCGTATGAGTTATTTTTCTGTATTAGTAGATCCATTATCTTTTGCATCTCCAACTGGATTTGCGCTTTCATTAGATCTTTTCTTGGCAGTTTCTTCATCAATCAGTCTCATTCTGTTAATAATATTGCTTGCATCAGGAATCATCATACAATAATTGTGCAATCCTTTTTCATCGTCGTTGTGACGTTTTTTAGTATTGTATATTTTATGTACCCATGTTAATAATGCTACTTCGTGCGATTTCAAAGCTTCAGATAAATTTTGAATTACTTTGTAAACATCAACATCGACTTTGACATCGCTGCCGTCTATGTTAATTTTCTTTTTTGTTTTTGTTTTTATTGTCATAATTAATTTAATTTTTCTAATTCTAATATTCTTTGTCTTAACTTTTTATTAGTCTCAAACAAAGTATCAATCAAACCTATACGTTCTGTATTTGGTTTGTACTCTAATGTTCTATAAATTACAGATGCTTTATAGTATTTGCTTTTGATGTCTGGATCATAAGCAGATAAGTGTTCATAGTTTCTGATCGCGTACAGTACTGTAGCGTGATCTCTGTTTATACTTTTACCTATTTCAGATAATGTATATCCACCAAGATTTCTTGCCACTACACAATATATCATTCTTGCATCCACAATCATCCTTTTTCTACTTGGAGATGTGAAATCACATTTACTTATATTGTTAGCAACAACATAACTATTTAAAAAATCTTTGAGTTTTATCATATACTCTTATTTGGACGCCAGGGTTCTCTTTATCATATTCAAACTCTTCAAAGCTTGGTATAATAAAACTAGCGTTGTCATCTTCAATCCATTCATTTTTTACCATTAAGTCCTGCACAGTTTGTGCGGGATTAACATAATCAAATCTATGTCTTGTTCCTCTAATAAACTTAAAAGAAACGATAACAGGCAATTCCTTACCTGCTATCAATTTCTTAAAATCTTTCCTAAAGGTTTTATACTGTATATCAGTATCCTTTATGTATTTCATAACAGTCTTTGAATTGATAAGCATTTTACCAGTCCATCGTTTAGAATTTTTGCTTGAAGGCACATTCCCTGCTATGAATATCATAGTTTTATAGTTTGTCTACAAAACTACAAAATTATTTAAAATGGCAAACCGTCGTCTGATTCAACAGTAACAGCAGATCCACCGCTCATGGTGTTTGCTTCAATATACTCTTGTTCATCTCTAGGTGAGATAGGTTTATTGTACTTTGGATCATACTTAATCTTTTTGCCGTCAGCACTAGACCAACGATAACGTACAGCTTTTCGTTTTACTGGTTGTCCATCTTTCATAGTCATATATTCTTCAAATGTAAAACAAATATTTATCCATTTGCTTACAGCCTGTTTCATAGAATCAATGTCATTAGAAAAATCTGTTACACCACAGTTTGTTAAAAACTCGTGCAGTGTATTGATTTTCCATTCTTTTGACTTAGGTGAATCAGTTTCACGTACAGCCCAAAACTTAGCCCTACCATATTCTCCTTGTTCATTAACAACATCAAACTCAATATAAGGAGCGCCCATATAGTTTGCTCTTTGTGATGAATTAGACAGAGATAAGATTTGACACCTATGCGCGCCTTCATTAAAATACTTTTTGTTTTCTACAACTTTTGTAGGTTTTACTTGACAGCTAGCCAAGTTAAATGCAATTACATTATTCATGTTATTTAGATTTTAGATTATCGTTTAATACATTCAACATATGTTCTGGTATGTCGTAATTAGGCATCTTAGCTTTTACAGCATCACCTTTACCTGCTTCAATAGCTTTTAGCATATTGTTAAACTTGTCTTCATCAAGCTTTGCCTTGGGTTTTGGTGTAGACTGCTGTGTTACAGCGTTGGCTACTTCATCATAAGAAGCAACTGATGTATCTAAACCAATACCAAGATTTGCTAAGGCACGGCCCCAAGCTGATGTTTCACAATTTTCTACAAAACTTGTTTTGTTAATAAAGGACGAACCTTCTTTTTCATACGCATGACCTGTAGATCGTATGTTACCATTATCATCAAAGATTGTAGCTTTAATTACACAGCGGTCATCTGTAAGTTCTACAACATCTGATGTTAAGCACCATCCATTGTAGTTTGATCTAAAGTGTTTTAGTCTTTCGTTAACTTCAACGTATTGTTTACCTTTGATGTTAACTGTTTTTAATTTTGTCATTTCTTTCGTGTTTCATATTTATTAAACATTTCGTGCGTCTTTTTACCAGCACGTATCGCGAATACGATTTTCAGAAATTTCCTGAACATAACAGGACGCCCACGTAGAATAATAGCAAAGCCAATTTCACGAAATACTGCAGTCAGTATTCGCTTCACAAGTTTTTTGTCTATACCCAAATCGTATGCAATTTCTGCAATTATTTTTCTTAGTTTTGTGTTGTTAGCCACATATAAAAATACAAAAATTAAACTTAAAAATCTAAAGAATTTTCTCTAAATTTAGTTAGTTCGCTAACAAAGTTTAGCGTTACAGTACCAACACCAATGTTACGGCCTTTGGCAAAAATTATTTGTGCTTTGCCTTGTGTAGATTCTCCGTTTTCATCTTGATTAATACCATAGTATTCTGGCCTGTAAACTAATGCAACAATGTCAGCAGCTTGTTCTATCTCGCCTGATTCTCTCAAGTCTGATAAAGTAGGTTTGCTTTCTGCCCTGAACCCAACACCACGGTTGAGTTGTGATAAAGCAACTATTGTTATATTAAGTTCTTTAGCTAAGTTTTTTAGTGCCCTGGCAACCTTGGAAACTTCTTGTTCTCTGGTTCCTTTTGATCCGACACTCGCTGTGACAAGTTGTAAGTAGTCAACAAACACAAGCTTAATACCGCAACTATGTACATATTGTCTAGTTTTAGATATTAGATAATTCAATGATGTTTGTTTACATTCATCGATATAAATCTTTCGATCTATTATTTCGCTAGCAGTCTGTTGAACTCTCAAAAGATCTTCATCTTTAAGTTCACCATTCTGTATCCAACGTATAGGTATTTCAGATTCTAATGCAACCAAACGCATTATAAGCTGATTTACAGACATTTCGTAGCTAAATATAAGTGCAGGACTATCTGCATATTTAACTGCGTTATATGCAAGATTCAATGCAAGACTTGTTTTACCCATAGATGATGCTGCGCCAATGATTACAAGGTCTGTGCCTTGCCAACCACCAGTAAACTCATCCAATGAATTAAAACCTGTAGTTACACCAATGATACCATCTGTAGACATTCTTTTATCAATGTCTTTTAGAAAGTCTTTCATCTGTAATCTAATGTCTGCAACATCAGAATCTTGAACTATCATCATCTTAGCGTTCATCTTGTTCATGAATGCTATAATATCGTCTGTAGTTTCTCCGTTCAGAAATTTATTTTGTGTTTCCTGTATCATAGACTGCATTGTGCGTCTACGACTTTGCTCATGCAATGAATCTATCGCTGACTTAACTGAAATAAATTCGTTAGGCGCTGTATATACATTGGACAATTGAATGTTTTCTTCATGGTTACAATCCAGAGCTTTGGACATAGAAAGTAAATCTATGTCCTTTTGCTCAGATTGCATAACCAAAAACTTTTCAAATATACGTTTGTGAAACGCATTGTCAAACATATTTGGGCTTAACTTTTCAGCATGTTCATAGTATAATTCAGGATGCATAAGTAGCTTGGACAACAGTTGTATCTCAAGCTCATACTTCATTAATTCATCGTGCATTACATAGTTAAAAAGTTGGTGAAGATAATAAATTTTTCGCAAGAGAAGACCAATATGGTTCATCTTTTGTCGTAAGATAGTCGTTTATAACATGATCTATTGGATCTATACAATCCAGTTCAGGATTATATGCACCTATAATATCATGTGGGTATATATCGCTATAAACAGGATATAGATAACCCCAACTATCTTTTAGCAAATTAGTATGCCAATCTACATTTGTCATGTGCTCTGTTATATCATCGAAGATTTCTTCTTGAATTGTCCCAGCGTCTTCGATGCCATCGTTGGAACTTTTTGGAAAAAGCGATGTTTGTTTTTTATTATATCCACCGTACCAACCATCATACGTATATGCATAGACTGGTTGTTCATACTTGTGTGGATATTTCTTTTCGCCAAGTTTGTCAATAATATTCATCATTAAGGACAGTGTGTTTAAGGCGTCTGATACAACTACGTATTCTTCATCTGAATGTGGCTGATAATAACCACTCGAAATATTGGTTACAGATACATTACATTTGGGTTTAAGAGCTTTTACATCTGTTAAGCCACCTCTGTCGCAAAACTCAAAATTATGTTTATCCAATAATGGTTTGACAGCTTTCTTAAATTTCTTTGACATCAAATTAATACCACTGATTTCTGTTACAAAATCTTTGTTACCTCTTCTATCTGTTTGCAGTATGTATGCAACATCATCAAAGAAATCTTCTGATGCAGCGCCTGAACCAATACAACCTTGTTCTTCTGAATGAAAGAACGCTGCTTTAATATTGTCAAACTTCCTAATGCACTCTAGTGCAGCCCAAACGCCAACTTTGTCGTCACCGCCTACGCCTGCCATTTCCATATCTTTGGTATTCATGCCAAAGAATTTACCATCTATTGAACAAACTCTAAAGTTTTCAATAATTTGATGTACAGTATCTGTATGCGCAACAACACAAGGGTAAGCTTCTGCTTTGCCTTTGGTTACGTATAGATTAATGCCATTGGCTTCAGTCATTGTTGTGACTGTTAGATTAGCATAGTCTTCATTTTCTTTCAGGTAATTAATAATATATTCTAACATTTTACCTTCTTTACCTGAATAGCTTTGTATAGACAAAGTTTGTTCAAGGTTGTCTATTACAGTTTCTTTCTGCATTGGTGATAATTCCATATTAAGCATAGTTATTTGTTGTTTGATAATATCCATCAGTATGTCTAGCAATGTGTCTTGTAGTATTTCCTGATTCTGGTTTGACTCTTGATGAGTTACTCATAAATCCTAATTCAGGATATATGTTACAATATGTATCTATATATGGTAACTTATCATAGTCTTGCCATTCTATAGGAATACGAACTTGTCCACGCGATTCTTTGCCTGTGTCTGGATTAATAAGAACAGCAGAGTTATATGACTGCTGTCTTTTGTAGTGATAACCATTGTCTTTGGCCCACTTAATCATAATCGGTTCATAAGCATTACGTAAAGTATATATACGATCCATTATATTAATGGTTTTTACTCTACGATGTATGTTTACATTTTGCCACAAAATTGCGCGTGCAACTATGCCGCCATTTTGATCTTTCATCACAAGTATTTTGCAATGTTCATTGTCTTGATAAATGTCAAGAAATTCTTGTGATCTGTCATAACGCATACAACCACTGCCCAAAGTGCCAGTGTATTCACCACCATGACCTTCCCATTCACTGCTGTAAGAATCTTGATGCATATATTTTTTTACATCTTCTTCTATTTCTATATAATAAGAATCCAAAATATTTTGCATATTTAAGATATTAGCAAGTTCTTCTGCTTCTCGATTACTATGATTGAAATTATGCAGTTCAAATAGTTTGTATGGTGAAGCCATCATACATAAACGTTTACGCAAATCTACATTGCATATTTCTGTCATAAAATTATCATTGTTTATGTAATCTATTTGATCTTGTTGATGTAAACACATACTTGATAATTTTGGAAAAGTTAAATAACTAATTCTTGAAGGATCTCGATGTGCTATACCAAATACAAAAGCGTGTTTCTCATGGGAAACTTGCCTATAAATTAAACTATCAGTAAAAAAGTTTTTTATATGTTGACTTCTTACTTGACTTAATTTTTCTGCAAAATCATGTGTAATCATATTTTGCATTTGTTCAAAGTATTTAAAAGATAAAGCCCACAACTCTGGTACATTTACACTATCAGATGACCATTTAAACATAGTCTCTGGGTAGTATATTTCTTTTTCAAAACCTATCCAAGATAGTCTGTTTCTTTGAACATCAATTGGCAGTGGTGCAACCCTTACACCTCTTGTTAAACAATGGTCTATTACCATCAGATCATAATCTGTGTCTGTGGGTACAGGCACATGTTTGCCGTAGTACCTCATTTTTTTTATAACAGGTGAGTCCACCATCCTAACTGTATTATAATTAACTAGTGACATAATTCCAAGCTATTTGATTTATTTTATTAGCATTACTAAATAGTAATTTTTCTATACCATTTGGATCACGCTCCATATTTTTAAACTCGTGATTAGTATAGTATGTGACACCGTTAAGTAAACCCCACATTGTGTCACCTTTTTCAGTTGTTTCTTTTGCAATACATTCAAGTAGTTTATCTACTTTATTCTTTGTTTTTTTAGAAACAACTTTATTATCATTATATTCAACTGTATTTATATGTGCAGGTAGTTTCATAACATTTTTTACAATGTTTCTTACTGCTTGATCACCAATGAGTTGACTTTTCAAATAACTTATTGTATTATCTGTGTGAATTAATCTGGTAGAAATATCTTCAGCTATTTCATCGGCTTTGATATTAATACTTTTAGTATGTTTTACTGTCTTACCTTTACTAGCAAATAAGTACAACTGATTTGCACAAGATAATACTGTATTAGATATACCATAAGATAGACCTATACTGCCATCATTTGAGTCTACAACAAATATGTATCTGTCATATTCTTCAATTGAATGTGGTATTTTAAATTGAACAAATATTTTTTTACCGCCATTCAATGCTAGAGCTTTGTGAAATTCATATTCACCACTAACAGCTTCAGCGATTTGCATAGCGCGTTCTACTATTTGTTCATTCTGTGTTTCTTGGTATTGTTTGGTACAAACACCAAGTACTTCAAGGTTATCTTTCCTTCTGATTCCATAATACCCACTTTCATAAAAGTTACCGTGAATATCAAAATGCGGCTCCTCACATTGGGTAAACAATGGAACCTTTTCCACCTCCCAGTCTAACTGAGAGGCAGATAAGATTTCTTTTAATGTCATTTTTATCTTATTGTAAATTTAATTTTACCGTTGCTTACAGATCCGTAACCTGCATATACAGTATTTTCAGTTTGTTTTTCAACTTGGTTTATTAGTTGTTGTGCATTAAAACCATATCCTTTTGGATATTCGTAGATAAATTTTTCTAATCCTCTTAATGCACAATCTTCAGCCATTACAACTACTGTATTAGTTGTGTCTATTAGCTTTCTATGTTGCGCATCTTTGTTTACTTTAATTTTCATCTATTTTTCTATTATTTCTATTGACGTATTCACTTGTGGGTTGCCTTTGACAGCTATAGCTTCAAGCTTTTTTAACCCACGAGTATGTTTGGATAACTTATTTATAGTCTTAGCGCATTCGTTTATCCACTCTTGCTTTACAGATTCATAGTTATCACCTTCTTCTATTTCTATAGTTACACCATAGTTCCATTTGACTGACTCGAAGTTACCCGTATTTACGGCTTCAGAGCAGTTAACATTTAATTGTAATACTTTCATAATTTATTTGATTTTTTCCATAAATAAAGCGACCTAGCACTAACACCTAGCACTTTTGCCGCTTTTTCTACTCCATATTTATTCAAAGCATTTCTTATTGCTTTGTCTTTCATTTCTTTAATAGTCATCTCTATTGTGTTCTTGCGCGTCCTCTCGTCTGCGTTCGTTATATTCATATTCACTAATCATATTGTATTGTGAATCGTCTTCTTCGCATTCTGTGCATATCATATATTCGTCTGCGTGTTCTTTACACTTACCACAAATATCTGTATGTCCCCAGAATCTAGCGTCACAGCAATTACTTGCACCGCTACCTATTTGTTCCACGCCACAACAGCTGGTAACCTCGTCAGAGGTACAGCCGTCATCGTGTGGATTAGATAGTTTCCAATTATCGTAACTCACCACCAAGCCCAATATTTGATTTTGTAGCCATCTTTTATGTAGTTCATAGCTTCATGAATAGCATGCAAATCTTGTTCTTTATAGTATTCACAGGCATTATTACCCCAAAAGAATCCACTTCTTTTTTGTAATGTACCTGTTAGTACTCTGGTTTGCAAATCAAGTAAATCCTCGTGAGTTACTTGCAGCATATGTGATGAATTAAATCCACCCATAACATTAGTATATGCGTCACCGCCTTTTTCTGCGTACAAATCATCAAACCAGCCGTGCAGGTATGGATGTTTACGCCAAGTTGTTATATCTATTTCTTCAGATGGATTGTATTTAAAATCTATCTGTTTTTTATTTCTGCCTTTATAGGCAACTAATCCGTGATCTAGTCCCATAATTATTTGATTTTTAATTTAGATGATATAATACATACCAACAGCGCAACCGAAGTGCAAACTGTTAGGTATGTTACTAAAGATAATACAGGATGCATTATTTAATTTTTAGTTTTTCGATGAATTTATTGTATCGATACCTAAGCGTTATTGCAATACGCTCTGTATTGTATCGTATTCTATCATCGTTCACACCTTCAAGGTGCTTGATAGCTTTATGTAATTTATCTATTATTTTTTGTTTCATAACCTAAACGCATTTCTTTATTTAATAAATGATTCATTAAAAACATGTATTCGTTCATGTTTTCTGTAGCTTGCAAATGTGTTTCACACATGTTTTTTGCATTTTTAAGTTGTTCTTTTGTTTCACAACTCTTGATAACGCTTACAATCTTATCGTAGCGTTCGCTTGCTTTAACTCTCATTATCTATCTGTATATGTGTTATACAATGCGTCTAATTCTTCTTGCGTAAAAGTAGCTTCAGCTTCTTTTTCAGCAATTTCAGGCTCCATAATAGTTGCTTCAGCCAACTGTTGAGCTTTTTTAAGAGCATATCCAAGTTTAATGTTATACTGAGTGTTTTTAATTGCATAGTGATTACCATACTTTTTAATGTGTTCGTTATTATCTAAGAACTTATCATCCTGTGGGATGATTGTAAAAGCAACGTAGCCGCTGTCTGCAGCTATACGTTGTAGTTCTTTAATAGATACTAAACAGTTAATTTTAGTTTTTCCGTTGTTTGTAAATGATTGAAATTTACCTTTAATTAAATTTGACATAGTTTATTGTTTTTGATATTAAAAATTATATTTTTTCATTAGTGATGTACCAATGGTAAAGATCAGCCCTGTTAAGATAGCTGTTATCATACCTGAGAATGTGCCCAGAAATAGTAGTGGTAGTCCGAGTGTAAGTAGGACGTCCCAAAATACGTTAGTTTTAATAAACGTTTTTCTTGTCATTACTTTGCGTAAGATCAAGTAGAAACCAGCAGCGCTAGCTGCACTCATCCAAATAATATTCATAATAATAGGTTATATTAAGTTATTGATTTTATATTTTAGTTTGGTTAGTTCATCTAACCTTGCTATTACTGTTTCATCATAGACATCTGATGTATATTTATATACTTCTTCACGAAGTTCTGTTAGTCTATCGTCTATGTATTTCTTGATTGTATCAAGATCGTGTATGGCGTCTAAGCCATCATCTATTAAGCTTCTATTTTTCATAATTCAAATGCTTTAGTAATATTAGTTCTTATTATTTCAGACTTAGCTTGTCTGTCTACCCATTTTTTACCACGCAGTCCATGATATTCATTTTGCAATGCACGGGAACAGCGTTCTATTGATTTTGGTTTGGGATATATTTTAGCTATAAACATATTGTGCAGCATTTGCTGTGCAGGTATGTTTTTATCTTCCATACATTCCCATATTATTCGAGCAACTAATCGTTGGTCGTCATCACGGTATTTGTTATCCGTGTCGTTTAAGAGTATGTTGTATACTCTATCTTTTACAGTCTTTCCCATAGTGATAGTCGTAAAGAGCATAGCAGTAAAATACCACTATGCTCATTGTTATATAACTCCACATTATTTCTGTGGCATAAAATCACCTAGCTTATTACTAGCCATGTGAAAGTTAGAAACTTGTTTCTTCTTGAACTTAGCAAGATAAGTATTAATATACTTACGCTTACGTTTGTTGTATGATGAGTTAAAAGCTTCAACTATTTTCTCAAAGTTGATAAATGTATCAGCTGTTTTAGTTTCGCCATCAAGGAATGTGATAGTCATTGATACCTTATTGGTGCTTTTAATAATCATAGAAGCATTATCTCTACGAAAAGCTTGGTGTGCTCTTTCGTATGGGTTAGCTTTTACTGCAGCTAACAGTTGATCATACTTGTGAGATAGCAATAGCTCATCCCATTTAGTATTACATGTAGCTGCTTCAAGGTATTCAAGTGTGATACCTTCGTTGTCTAGTGCTGATCTATCGTTCAGCAAGTAGTTACGGACTTTATTTGTAGTCATAGTTTTGTCCCTATTAGAAGTACTCAAGGGTTCCTAGTTTTTAGAGTACTGGTTTATTATTTTAAAATTTCTTTAATTATTCTTGCCATTTCATATGGACTTTGACTGCCCATTTGAAATAAAGCTACTTGATTAGTTATTCGGAGTTTTAGTCCTCTATATTTATCTTCAAGTTCATCTATTTTATTTTTAAGTTCAACATTCTCTGATGTTAATCTATCCACCTCAGCCAACGCCTGGCGTAGCTCGAGGTTCTTTTCTAGTTTATTAGTCATTATAGTACAGATATTGGGTTAAACGTTTCAGTTATAACATACTTGTCTACAAGTGCCCTGTAAACTTTAGTATTGTGTGACCATGTCTTGAAGATATAGTTCTTCAGTTTTCTGGCTCTGTGTTTTTTAGGCACGAGCATTAAGTCACTATCTACATATCGTTGCACTATTTCATCAGCTGTTGCTGTGTGTGCTGCACGATACTTACCTGGAAACGCTTTTGATAAAGGTTTCGCTACTGTTTTAAAAATGCGAGTACGCATAATATTAACACGCCATTCACCTATTGTTGGTGGCCCATCACGTGTTCGGGCAAGTTAGTACCTATGTAGGGAATCGAACCCTACTATAATCCAATATAGGTTAGTTATGATATTAGTACTTTTTATTTAGGTGTTTGTATTTGTTTATTAGTTCTTTGGCTTGCTTTTTTTGCTTTGCCACTTGTCTTTTTACTTTAATGCTTCTAAATGTTGACATAATTCTTTTTTTTTGATTTGACTTTGTCCTAAAAAAAGCCGAACTTTGA